ATTCTCGATCGCACGCGTGAAGGATGGAACATAAACCCACAACGAATAAATTGGGCGCTCGAAATTACCGGTGACATCGTTGCGGAAAATTCAATGATGATGCAAAATCAACCCTGTGCAACTTTGCACGACACTCGAGGAGATCATCATGGGATATGGCAAGGACAAAGGCAAGAAGCCACCGAAGCGTTAAGCAGTACCCTATTGGCATGAGATGAAGGGAAAGAAGCGCGTGCAATTTGTGGCAGTAAATGAACAGGGATACCGCATTGGCGCATCCCATCACAATGCCCGCCTTCCGGATGAGGTTATAGACAAGATCCGTGACATGCACGAAGACGAGGAAGTGGGCTACCGCAAACTGGCCAAGATCTTCGACATCCCTTTGAGCACCATCAAAAAGATTTGCAAGTACGAGCGACGAGCACAAACCCCTGATAGATGGAAAAAGATCATCGATGAAACCGAAGACTGAAAAGCGACCAATGGGCAGGCCACCAGAGCCTGTGCCACAAGACAAGGTCGATGAGATCTGCGAATGGATCACGACCGGCAAAACCTTGCGTGAGTGGTGCCGCAACAATGGCATCCACTACTCGACCGTGTACCTTTGGATGGGGAAAGACAAGGACTTTGCTCAACGCTTCGCGCAGGCGCGTGAGATTGGCCATGACTGCATTGCCGACGACGCGCTCGAGATCATCGACACCGAGCCACTAATGACTGGTGGCGACAATCCCAAATACGACAGCGCGCATGTGGCCTGGCTACGCAACCGGGCAGAGTACCGGCTCAAGCTGTTGGCCAAATGGAACCCGAAGAAGTACGGCGACCGCACTGTGTTGGCTGGTGACCCTGACAACCCACTGATGGAACCGATGGACGACACCCAGCGTGCGGCCAAACTGCAAGCGATCTTGGCCACAGCCCAGGCGCGGAAAGCCAAGAATGGCGGCGGCGTTTGACCCAGCACTGCTGGCGTATCTGACCGATGAAGAGCGAGCAGAACTCGACTCCCTACTGACCAGCGACAAGACCCTGTGGCGCCCATTGCCTGGGCCTCAGACCATTGCGTACGAAAGCCAGGCCGACATCATTGGCTACGGCGGCGCGGCTGGTGGTGGCAAGACTGACCTGGCCTGCGGCAAGGCATTGACCAGCCATCGCAAGGTTGGCATCTTTCGATTGAACGGCACCGAGTTGACCGGCGTGCTGGACCGCATCACAGAACTGCTGGGTGGCCGCAATGGCTACAACGGCAAGGACAATATCTGGCGGACCAGGCGCGTCGATGGCGTGCCCATCCAGGTCGAGTTCGGATCGTTCCCAAACCCAGACGATGAGAAGAAATACCAGGGCCGACCGCATGACCTGCTGGTGTTTGATGAGGCCGCGAACATGCGCGAGTCTGCCGTGCGCTTCTTGCTTGGCTGGTTGCGTACCACTGTGCCTGGCCAGAAGTGCCAAGCCTTGCTGACATTCAACCCGCCGACCACAGCCGAGGGCCGCTGGATCATCCAGTTCTTTGCGCCCTGGTTGGACAAGAAGCACCCCAACCCGGCAGAGCCTGGCGAACTGCGCTACTTCGCGACGGTCGACGGCAAGGATGTCGAGGTCGATTCGGGTAAACCCTTTACTCACAACGGTGAAGTGATCACGCCGCTTTCGCGCACCTTCATCCCCTCACGCATCAGTGATAACCCTTACTTGATGGGGACCGGCTACATGGCACAACTTCAATCGCTACCCGAGCCATTGCGCTCACAGATGCTCTATGGCGACTTCCAGGCAGGCATGGAGGACGATCCCTGGCAAGTCATACCCACTGCATGGGTAGAGGCCGCTATGGCCCGCTGGAAGCGTCCTGACAAGCTGGCGCCGATGGACAGCATGGGCGTCGATGTGGCCCGAGGCGGCAAGGACAACACGATCATCGCAAGACGCCACGACATGTGGTTCGATGAACCGCTGGCCTACCCTGGCACAGCCACGCCTGATGGCCCAACGATCGCTGGCCTGGTGGTGTCTGCACTGCGCGACCGGGCGCCGATCCACATCGATGTGATTGGTGTCGGGTCCAGCCCTTACGACTTTCTCAACGAGATGAACCAGCAAGTCCTGGGCGTCAATGTGGCCGAGTCAGCCCTGGGCCTGGACAAGTCTGGGCGCCTGCGCTTTAAGAACCAACGATCCGAACTGTGGTGGCGCATGCGTGAGGCGCTCGACCCAGCCAACAACACCGGCATCGCGTTGCCACCAGATCAACGCCTGCTCGCTGACTTGTGCGCGCCAACCTGGAAACTGGTGGGGCAAACAGTAGCCGTGGCCAGCCGTGAAGAAATCCTCGACAAGATCGGGCGCTCGCCGGACTACGCCTCGG